GCTGAGAAGCACGCGCACATAACCTAAGAACCGTTTGCTGCTGCGGGTCGAAAGGCCCGCAGCCTTCATGCAGAAAGGAACGTGGGCATGGCCCTCGAATATACCGCGGCAACTCTCAAATCGCAGACTGGCGGGATCGCAACTCGACCGAACTTCCAGGATGTCCTTCAGGTTCCCGGCGACAGCTCGTACGCCACTGGCGGTTACGCACTCGACGGCTTCATGGAGGCACTCGTTGGCGAGTCGAGAAACGTGAAAAACGTCATTGGGCACGGCACCAACGGCACGACGAAGGTCGATGTCCGGTGGAATGCGACGGCGGGCAAAATGCTCGTCGTGTCGACCACGACTGGCGTCGAAGTCTCGAACGCCACGGATCTCTCCGGTTACACGTTTTACCTCACCGTTTGGAGCGAGTGAGATGAAGCGCGTATCCGACAGCTTTGGTGATGGCGGCTCTGGTTTGTCACGCGGTCAAAAGATTCGCGGGACGAACGGCGACTATTACCTGAAGGATGTCCTGTCGAGTGCACACGCAGAAGCCGATACGGTTGCAGCTGCGCAGGCGCTTGGTGTGGATGACCGACTGGGTGTCCTGTTGGTTCGCTCCGCCCTTTTTGGTGTGGGTCGATTCCGTTGGGATCCTGACTCGCTTGCGAACGACACGAGTGGACAACTCGCGATTCGTCCGACGGATATCGACTCTGGCGATCCGGGGCGATGGGTGCGCGACGATGCGTCCTTCCCGCTGTACGTCGAGGCGACGTTCGCGACCGCGAACAACGCGGTGCTGTACACGGTACCGACCGGCGTTCGCTTGCAAATCACCGCGCGACCATTCGCAACGGTAACGCAGTCGTACGCATCGGTTGGTGGTGCTGCACTCGGTCTGTCGAGTTCGAACAGCGCCTACAACACTGCAGGCGATCTGTTTGGTGGTGCTACTGGTTCGCTCTCTGCAGCGCTTGCGGCAGGCATTCGAGCAGGCACCATTGGCGCGAAGCTCGCGAGCCAAGGTCTCGTCGTGCTCGTTGGTGTTGACACCATCAAGGCGGACGTGTTTACTTCCACGTTCGAAGCCGGCGCTGCAAAGTTCTGCATCCCAGTCATGCAGGTCTGACGACCTCGCTTCCCATCACTTCTACGAGGGACATCCATGGCTCAAAAACTCTACGCACGCATCCATCCGGAAGCGCGCAACGGCAGTGTGCCCGTGCGTCTGTACGACGTTGCAGGCATCCAATTCTCCCGTGGCGGCGGCTCGTACAAAGGCTGGTACGAAGTCTCGAACGATCAAGCGGATCGCTTGCGTCGGTGTCACGTGTCGAACGGGAATCCGAATTCGATGCGCGTCTTCCAGATTGAAGAGCAGGCGCGAGTCGACGAGATCTCCGCGTCCGAGGCTCGCTCGCGCATGGCGCCCGAACAGCAACGGATGGACGTCGCGCGCGATCGCGAAATCACAAGTTTGAAGCACCAGCTCGCAGCATTCGAGCCCCTTCTCGCGTTGCTCGGAAATCCGGAAAGCGTTCAGCGTTTGGCCAACCTTGCTGCGCTCGACAAGGCTTCGTCAGGCCAAGCGTTGTCGGCTGCTGAATCGGAGCATGTGGAACGCATCGCTGCAGCTCCACCGCGCCGCGCACCGATGACGGAACTCGACATCGACGACGAGACAAGCAAGCGCGCCGCGCCCACGCAGACGAACGGCGCGACGTTGGCGCAACCATCCGACAAGAAGGCACCAGCGTCGCCTCCTGCGCGTCCTGGTACACGTCCCGGCGCTCGACCTGGCGCGCAGGCAAAGGACGACAAGAAGAGCAAGCAGGAGGCGAAAGAAGAGCCTGCGGCGCCTGCCATGCCTGTCGTGCCGGCCAACAATCTTCCCGAGCCGTTGCCTGACCAAAATCCCATCGACATCGCGGCGCTTGCCGATGATGACGACGACGGCATCTGATCGATAATCTGTGCCCATGACGACGCTCGCTCCGGATGACGTCGTGGGTGTCGACAATCCACGACTCACCGCATTCATCGCCACTCGCGGGTATCTCACCGCGCCTGTTTCGCTCGAGTACCAAATCTGGGATCGCACGACGAACACGCCTGCGCAGGTGTATCCGCTCGTGATTGGGACACGTGCGTCTGTTGACCTCGTGACTGACATCGTGAGCGCTGGTCAGTACGCCGCATCGTGGACTGTACCGAACGACGCCGCCGATGGCCGTTACGAGATCCGGTGGTTCGCCACGATTGAAGCGGACACGAGTGAGGTGCGATGGTCGCGCCTGTTCGATGTGCGCGGGGCGGCGCTCATCAATCCGGGGCGTGCCTCGTACGCGCTCGTGTCGGATGTCCGCGCAGAAGGCACGTTCCAGAACGTCACCGACGAGCGGATCCAGGACGCGTTGCTCTCCGCATCTGAGCTGATCGACGCGTGGACGGGCCGATCGTTCGTTCCGATCCAGAAGGACATCCGTGTGAGCGGTACGAGCCGAGACGTCCTGTCGCTCGGTGAACCGATCTGCGCAATCGAAGAAGTCCGATTCGACAGGACATCCAGCGCGATCAACCGCGATTCGTACCGAGTTTTCGCGCGACATCTGACGGACAACCTGCGCGACCCGGACGATCGTGAAGCCCCAGCGCTACAGTTTGTCGCACCGTACACGTACCCGGACGAACTATGGCCCGATGATGGTGGCGGCACATACTCGCGCTCTCCGTACGCTGCGCGCGAGTTTCACAAGGGCGTGCAGAATATCGTCGTGTCGGGCGTCTTTGGGTACACCGAGTTCGACGGATCTCCTATTGGTGCGACACCTCGTGCGGTACGCCGCGCGTGTGTGCTTCTCGCGCTTCGACAGATCTTCCAGCAAACATCGTCTGCTGCTGCGCAACAGCAGAACGAACAGTTTGTCACGGAGAAACGCACACGTGAGCAGTCGATCAAGTATGGAGGCGGGGGTGGCGGCGGCCGCGGGGGTGGCGTAGTCGGACCGACTGGCGATCCGGAGATCGACCGGCTCATCATGACGGTGATGCCTGCGCTCCGCGGGACTGGGTGCTGACATGGCGAACTGCCTGATCTTCCCCAAGCTCGTCACGATTGGTCGGCTCGACACGGCCGCGACAAACCTGTCTGCGCCTGGCGTGAATAGCGCGCTTCGCACGATGCGCACGACGAACGCGAACGACGGATCACCACGTGTGCAAGCGCAGAAGTACGTGAGCATCACGCTCGAGGCGCAGGTGGAAACAGGACGCTACGGAGACGCGCGAAATACGCCACTTGGCAACAGTCCAGGCTCGAACATGCGCCTCGTGTTTGATCGGATCGATTGCGAGAACGCTGGACTACTCGATCCAACCACAGGCGAGCCGTTGCTCAAGACAAGCGATCGTCTTGAGTCCATCACCGAACTCGACGGGACATCCTTGTGGTCTCCGCGGCACGGACACACCGCATATCTGCGTATCGTGCAATCTGAACTCACTGACCTTGGCTTTCGCTCTGGCGCATCGACTGTCGTGCTTCACGTTGAAGAACGACCGACAGGACCGTAATGCCGCCGGCCCGCGGCGCTGGTGGGCGCTTCATCAATGGCGGCGGTGGCGGCAAGTCGAGCGGACTAGGGCGCGTCATTCAGCAAGCACGGCAGACCATTGGCAGAACCGCGGACAGCGCGATGAAAGGCGCACGCAGCGCGTTTGGTGGTGGCGGTTCTGGAGGCGGCAAGAAGTTCGTCAGACGCACCGGCGACTGGAAGCAAGTGCGGTCGCTGATGACCGGTATCAACGCGAAGATGTCCATCGCGATCCAAAAGGCGCTGCTCGCCGAGGGGCAACTCATCCGCGGGCATATGGTCCAAGGATTCACCTCACAAGCTCCTGGAGGATTGAGGTTTGCGCCACTCTCTCCTGTGACGCTCACGCTTCGCGGTGGTGCTGGATTCTCCGGATCGAAGGCACTCATCCGAACAGGCACGCTGCGAGGCTCAATTACCGTTGTGCAGGAACAAGGCGGCGTCGTTTTTGTCGGTGTGCATCGTCGTTCAGCTTCTCGCGTGAACATCGCGCGAATTCATGAGTTCGGCGCGACAATCCGTGTCACGAACAAGATGCGGCTGTTCTTGATGGCGCGCATGAAAGAAGCCGCGCAAAAAGGATTCGCGGTTGGTGGTTCGTCAAAACACACTGGCTTCATTGTGATTCCGCCGCGTCCATTCGTGCGACCAATCTTCGAGCAGTACGTACGCGCCGGGAAACATCACGCGCAGCAACGAATGCAGGCACATGTGGCGAGAAGTCTTGGCTTCTACAAGGGACCAATCCGCTAAGCTGCGCACATGACTGCGCCGTACGTTCAGCTAGTTTCGCCTTCTGCTGGCATCACCGCCGGCAATCAGCTCGTCGAAATCCGCGGCTTCAATTTCCGCCTGCGCACGCCTTCTCCCATTGGCGCACGCTCGGGTCCACGCGCCCAACTTGGTCCAACAGTGCGTGTTCTTTTCGGAGATCGCGAAGCGCGCAACGTGCAAGTGATTTCGCCGGACATCCTGCGCGTTCTGTCGCCACGACATCCGCCAAGCGCATGGGCGCACGAAGCTGTCGATGGTCGACGCGTGCCAGCTCCGCCGCCGTTTGCGGAACCTGCACCCGTTGCGCCTGATGGTGCGACCTACGTTCAAGTCACAGATGGCACGGTCGACATCACCGTGCAGAACCTCGACGACGCTGGCGTGCCGATTCCAGGCGAAGAGTACGTCATGCCGAACGCGTACACGTTTAGGCGCCCGAGACTCGATCGCCCAGGTACATGGCTGCTCTTGTGCGAAGGACTGCTGAACGAGCTGTACGAGCTCATCACGCCGAACGTCGCGTTCAATCCGTCGCTCGATTACGACCCCGACACGGGCGGACTGTCGAGCATCAGCGGCCTCGCGCAACTCCCAGGGCTCGCTGTCACGAGCATGGATGTCGCACAGAGCGAGAACACGATGCAGGGACAGCGCGAGGTTTGCGTCGACGAAGAGAAAGGCGTGGTTGCGTTGCAACGCCGGCCTGTGAAGCGCGACTTCCGGATGAACCTGGTCGTGGTCGCGGACAACATGGACGAGCTGGTGAACCTCGCGGAGATCGTCGACACGACCTTCGATACTGGCGTGATCGTCCAGATCCCATCGGACAACCCTGACGAACCACCGCACGAGTACGCGTGGTTCATTCCCAATGGGATGACCATCCCAGAACGCACTGGACGTGGCGAGTTGCTCATCGCACAGGCATCATTGCTCTGCTTCGAAGTCACGAGTCTTGGAATCCCAGGCGCGTCCTTCGATGGTCCGCTGGCGATTCCTCCGTGGCTCGCTGGCTCGTCCACCGTTGGGCTTACGCGTACCGCGAAGTTCTTCCGGCTTCACGTCGTGCCAAAGCTCGACGAATGAGCACGGCCCGATCTTGACGAATTGCACGCATACGCACGTACGATGCGCACGTGATCCGCATCAAAAATCAGCGCAAAGACCGCACCGTTCTGATCGAGATCCCCGTCTGCGTCGACGGCGGACAACAGGTCAAACGTGGCGTGATCGATCGCTCGCGACTGTTGGGTGATCAGAAGGACGCAAGCTCAACGCGTCCGACGTTGCTCGTCGCGAAGCTGTCGGTTCCGAACACGCTCACGCTTCTTCCGTTTGGAAAGAAGGGCGACACGAGCAAACCGTTGCCGGACGCCGTGCGTAATGCGCCGGATGTCCTGCGGAAGATCAAAAACAGCGACATCGCGATCATCGAGGAGAAGTGACCATGGCGGATGGTGAGTCCCGCGTTCAGTTTTTTCGTCGGCTGTCAGGCTCGCCTACCACGAGCACGCGATCGCCGACGTTTGCTGCCCTGTGCGGTGTGACCGAGATGGGGCCCATCGGCGAGCTCGCCAATGACGCGATCCCTGCGACGTCGTTCGCAGAGTGGACGCGCTTCTATGGCGGTTTTACCGCGGAGTCTCGTGACACTGCGCTCGCGGCCAAACTCTTTTTCGATGAGGGCGGGCGGTTTCTGTACACGTCGCGCGTCGTGCACTGCACGGTCAACGGCGACACGAGCACGAAGACCAGCGCTGCATCTGCCGTCACGATGAATACTGCTGCGGCGTCTGCTACTGCGGCGTTTGTCGAGGGTAACGTCGGGCCGTACACGCTCGCAGACGGCGACACGATTGCGTGGAAAGGCGACCAAGGCGCGACGCAGACGGCGACATTCAACGGCGCGGCTGTCACGATTTCGTCCGACCCTGGTCCGTTCACGCTCGCTAATGGGCAGACACTGACGTTCAAGGTCAACCAAGGCGCGCTGCAAACAAAGACGTTCAACACGGGCGAATTCTCGAACATCGCTGCGGCTACAGCGCTCGAGGTACGGGCTTCGTTAAACGCGTTCCTTGCAGCGAATCAGCTCGGTGCGTTCGCCGAAGAGAATGCCGGTGCTGTTGACGTCTCGACGGTGCGCGCTGGCACTGGCGCATATCTGGAGTTTGTCGGCGGCACAGCGCTCGCGGCGCTTGGTTTCGCGACTGGAGAAGTACAAGGCACGGGCAACGTCGCGGATCTATCGGCAGTCACGGCGTCTGAAGTCGAGACGGTCATCGACGCTGCGATCACGTCCGGCGAAGCGTCAGTTGTGGCGAGCAAACCGCGTATCTCGTCACTGACCACTGGGCTCACGAGCTATGCGCAAGTGCTCGGTTCGAGCACGGCCGCGGTCAAGATCGGGTTCCCCACGGCAGAGCAGCAAGGATCGTCTGGTGCCGCGGAGCCGACGCTCACGCTCGACATGAAGTACGACGGCGAATTTGGCGATGAGTTCTCGTCCGAGGTGACGGCTGCTTCTGGCGGAGATCCTGCCAGGTTCAATCTGTACCTACGGCGCAACAATGTGCGCGTGCTCGGCGAAGCATGGACTGATCTGTCCATGGATCCGCTCGACACACGATACGTGGTCAACGTGATCAATGAAGGATCCGGCTCGCAGGGCAAGAGCCGCTACGTGATCGCGAGTGATGAGGGCTCGACGCTTGCCGGCGCGGACCGCAATCCAGCAGTCGGGACGAGCGCGTTTACAGGCGGTGACAATGGTCTCGTCGGTCTGGTGGATGCCGACTTCGTTGGCTCTGCTGTTGGCGACACGAAGACGGGTTTGCGTGTGTTCAACCAGGTCGAAGTACTGGATCTGATCACATCACCGCGCGCAACGAGCGCAGTGCACAACGGCCTGATCACGTACTGCGAGGTCTACCGACTCGGGTACACGTTCGCCATTCTGGCGACGCCAGAAGGACAGCGTGCAAGCGATTCGATTACGTACGTATCGGACACGGCGTCCCTCACGGGAAGCAGCGAAATCGCGGCGATGTATTCGCCATACGTGCACGTCGACAATCCGGCAACGGATGTTTTCGGCACGGCAACGACGCTGCTCACATCTCCGGTTGGCCTCATTATGGGTGCGATGTGCTCAAACGACGCTCGCGTTGGAGAAGGCGGGCCATTCGAACAAGTATCAAACGCGACGGGTATCCTGCGCACTGCGCGTGGTGTCGAGCATCGTGACTACGAAGATGCTGGCATCCGCGGAAACGCGGAAGCGGTCTTCATCAACACGATCCGCGATCGTCGCGGGAAGCCGATCCACATCGACGGCGCGCAGACTTTGAATGCGCGTGCGGGCGTGTTCCGAAACGTCGGCCAATCGCGCGGCGCGATCTTTGTGGTGAACAATCTGCTGTCCACGTACGAGGATCTCCGCAACCAGAACATCACCGAGCCGTACCTCAAGACTTTGTCGGCGATCGCGGACACGTTCCTGAAGCGACTCACGTTGAAAAACCGGTTCCGCTACAGCGATCCCAAGAAGGCCTACTTTGTGGACTTCGTTGGCGAGACGACTCCGGATGTGATCGAGCAAGACACCGTGATCGGCGTGCTCGGAATCTCGCTTGCTGGTTTGGCAAGGTACATCTTTATCTACCTGCAGCCGATCAACGACACGCTTGCGGAGCAGCTCGCGGCTGCATGACGTGCCTCCTGCGAGGCAGAAAGGAATGAGTCAGAGTCATGGGAAAACAAGCAGGAGCACCGACAGTTCGATCACCGGTAAACATGTTTCGGTTCTACGTCGAAGAGATCGACGTTCGAGCTACAACGTGTGGCGAATTGAAGACGACTTTCTCCGTCATCGAGACGGATGAAGGTGGGATCAATACGCTCGCCGATCAGACGATCGCACGGTTCAAGACGGAACCCGTGCAGGTCACGCGTCCACTGACGCAGGACCGAACGATCGAGGACTGGCACTCGAGGCAGAAGCGCGGCATCGAGGACAAACGAACTTGCTTCCTCGTGCTGCTCGACACGGCCGGGAACGACCTTTACCGGTGGACTCTCGAGGAGTGCATCGTCGCGGACTTCTCGTTCGCCAAAGGCGATGCCAAGGCAGGCGAAGAGCAGAACATGGAGATGTTTACGATCAAGCCGAAGACGGTCAGCGATCGCGAAGATCTTCAGTGATGTTCTGAGTTATGTTCTGAGTTATCTTCCCCTCGGTTGACATCTTGCGCGCGATGTCCACGCGCGCACAACCGAGGGACATCCGATGGAATATCCGGTCGAAATTCGTTGCCCATCTGGGCTCATCTTCACGTCGCGTCGCATGTTCGGCGGCGCATATCAAGCAATGGCCAGCATCGTCGATCGTGGCACGCAGCTCGAAGCTGCAGCGCATGGTCTGTCTGCGTGTGCTGGCGAAGTGCTCGACGCCGGCCCTTACAACTTCATCAGCGCCGGCTCAAAGCCAAGCGTGGAATTCTGGAAGCGCGCATGGGCAGTGGACATCATGGACGCGTCGATCGACTTGCGTGTGCAGTCGTTCCCTCGCAGTCCAGCACGCGGCAAAGAACTACCCATTACGTTCAACTGTGGAGTGTGCCGGAAGCTCACGGACAATTGGATGATTCAAGACATTAGCATTTACTTGCAGCACCCACGGCTGCGACCGATGCCAAAGAAGTCTCGTGAGGTGATCCGCGCGGGCGGACGATTCGAGATGACGATCGATGGGAAGCGAATTGCATTCGACATGCAGCGGCTACAACAGGACGTCGACATCCGCGACATCATGAAGCGCAACGCGCCAGGCCGACGGCAAATGACGCCTGTCGAGATGGTTGCAAAGCAGTTGAAGTTTGTCGAAGGACTGAAGGCGCAGACGATGCTCGCGCATTGGCGATGGTGCAGCGAGCAAGATGCAGAGGTGCTCGACGATCTTCTCGCGACGTTCTACCGGACCGAAGGCACGATGGACACGACCACGCGTGTCACGTGCCAAAACGCGGAATGCGGCACCGAACAAGACATCAACCTCCCTTTCGGGGGGAAGGCGTTCTGGTCTCCACAGAGAGCGAAAGCGGAGGAGGAGATCTGGAACGAGGAAGCGACGACGGAGATGGAGAGCGACGAGGAAGATGCTTCGCCGCAGAGCGAAACGGAATCCTGACGTTCCTTTATCCGGGGCTCGTGCAGCAAGGGGTGTCGTATGTCGACGACATGATCCGTGGTCTCACTGCCCGCCCGCACAAACTCACGTCGCTCGACATGAACCGACAGGATGTCCTCCAAATGGACATCGACGAGGCGCATGGCCATCTGGACTGGATTGCCAGAACGCGCGAGCGTGAGATCGAGCAGTACAAAAAAGAGGCGGAGAAAGTCCGCACTGCTTCTCGGTCGCGATGAACAACTTTGGAGTCGGTGTCGCATTCAGCGCGCAAGACATGTGGTCTTCGCCAATCGATCGTATGGTCGCTTCTTATGGCCGCATCGATGGTGCCGTCGCTCGGACTGAAGGATCTGTCGGCGGCGCTATGATGGGCGTGAGTGCGAGTATTGATCTGTTCGGCAAGAGCATCGCTGCTCTGTCAGTGCTCGAACCAGCGGCGCAGGCTGCTTCAGAGTTCGGCACGCAAGTCGGTCAGATCCGCACGCTGATCGACGAGACGGCATTCAGCACGAAGTCCGTCACTGACACGACGCTTGCACTCGCGGATGCCTACGGCGTCGATGGCATCAAAGGCGCGGGGGCGCTGTACGAGACAATCTCTGCTGGTGTCATGGATGCGGGCGAAGCGACGAAGCTTCTCGGTGTGGCGTCGAAGTTCGCTGTCGGTGGCAACGCGGAGCTGGCGCAGTCGATCGACGTCCTAACTTCGGCGACGAATACGTACGGCCTAGAGAATCTCAGCGCGCAGCAGGCAAGCGACGCGCTGTTCGTCGCGATCGCTGCGGGCAAGACAAACGCGCGCGAGCTCGCGGATGGCCTCGGAAACGTCGCGCCTACTGCCAACGCGATGGGCGTTTCGTTCGACGAACTCACTGCGGCAATCGCAGCGATGACCGTACAGGGCATCAAAACGCCCCAAGCGATCACAGCGATGAACGCCATGCTCGCGAACGTAGCGAAGCCGACGAGCGACGCTGCGAAAGAAGCGAAACGTCTGGGCATCGAGTTCAGCGTGACAGCGTTGAAGTCGATGGGTCTCGCCAAGTTCCTTGGTCAAGTTGCTGGCAACGCGAAGGTCAACGACAACACGTTCAGCAATCTGTTCGGCAGCATCGACGGCATCAAGGGCGCGCTCGCGCTCACCGCCAACAACGGCGGGAAGTTTGCCGAAGTGCTTGGACAGATGCAGGGCAAAGCGAACGCCACGGACAAGGCGTTCAAGATCATGGAAGCCACGTCGGGCTTTCAGGAAAAACGGTTCGAGGCGCTCAAGAAAAACGCGCTCATCTTCGTCGGGCAGGGACTCGAACCACTCAAGGCGGGCGTGCTTTCTGTCGCAAGTACTGTGCTCGCTGCGTTCACGAAGATCCCTGCACCGATCCGTGATGCTGCTGTGCGGTTTGTCTCTGCAGCGATCGCTGTGGGTGCTGTTGTTGGCGCTGTGCTTAGTGCAAAGATTGCGGTGACATCGTTCCTTGCTGCGGCTGGCACATCCGCAGCGGGCGTCGTGTCTGCGTTACTTCCGATCGTCCTGACGCTTGGTGCGGTCGTGCTCGCGTTTTACGCCGTGCGCGAAGCATACGATCGCAACCTTGGTGGACTTGGCGAACTCATCGACGGATGGGTCGACGGTGCGCGTCTCGCATGGGACGGGCTCGTCCAGCTCTTTTCGGATGGCGGATTCTCCGGCGCGGTGCGCGAGAACATGGCGCGCGCCGAGAACATGGGGATCAAGAACTTCGTCATCGGCGTGTTTCTCGCGGTCAACCGGATCAAGGAGTTCTTCGGCTCATTGTCGGACAGCTTCTTCGACACGCTCAACACGATGCAACCGGTCTTCGACGCGTTCAGTGGCGCGATAGAAGGATTGTCCGACGCATTTTCGTCGCTGTACGAGACGAACGATCCAGCGGATGCGACAAGCAAGTTCGAGGCGTTTGGATCGGCCGGCGCTGCGGTTGGCAAAGTGCTCGCGTCGGTTGCTGGCGCGGTCGTGAAGATCTTCACGGCTGGCGTGCAGCTCGTCACGGGGTTCATCAACAACTTCGGCAAGATCAAGACGGCGGTTCAGCCGATTCTTGATCTGTTCGGCGATATCGTGACGGAGATCATGAGCGCCGGATCTGCGTTCGACACGGCCGGCGGCGGCTTCACGTCTGTCGGCGAAGGCATCGCGTCCATCGTCGCGTTCATCCTGACTGTCATCGCGCAGTTGGTCCCGGTCATCCGCGCGATTGTGAAGGCAGCTGGACAGCAGCTCCGCGGCATCGTGACCGCGTTGTCAGGCGTGATCGATGTTGTGGCTGGTTTGCTCAGTGGCGACTGGTCTCGTGTGTGGAGCGGCGCGAAGAAGATCGTGCTCGCGATTGTGAACAACATCATCGCGGGCGTACTCGGGTTGGTCGGCGCTGTTGCCGCATCCATGGACAAGATCGCCGGGTTTATGGGCAAGGAGAGCAACCTTGCCGCAACGATTGGCGAGTGGAGTGCGAGCATCAGCAATGCACTCATCGGCCCTGATGGCACGACTGCAACGGCGCAAACTGGCGTTGGCGCAGCGGCTGCAAACGCCACAATGCCAGGCCCGAACGCGTCGACGCCGACCGTCGCGGTGCCTCCCATGTCGCTCGGTGTTGGTCCGCTGCAAGCGTTCGTCGAGACGGAAGGGATCGCGTCTGCAGTGGCATCGGGCGTGAAGAGCGCGCCGGCCCCAGTCACGAACGTGAAGGTCACGCTCGATGGCGCAGACCTCATGTCGAAGATGGAGGTCGAGGGACGCAGCAGCGCGGCAGCATCCTTCACGCCAGGCATCCCAGTTGTCGGATAAGATAGGCACGCGATGGCAGCACCGAAGGGGACACTGAGTAATCTGGAGACGGGCGAGACAATCCCTTTTCAGTTCAATCCGTCCGAGATCACCATCGCGCTTGGCGTCGATTGGAAAGCAAGCGCGAGCCCTGGTGCATCGTTCGAGCGGCTTCAGTTCTCGAACAGAAAGAACGACGTATACACGTTCAAGCTGCAGCTGGACGGCAAGTCGCGTGGCGCGCCATCGGTGACAAACATGCTCGCGTTTGTCGCGTCACTCATGGCGCCTGACGATGCGGATCTCGACATCAAAACAGCAGCACCACCGCGTGTGCTGTTCCGCTTTCCGTCGTTCCTCTCGGTTGAGACGGTGCTCCCGAAGTGCACCATCCGCGCGAAGCGGTTCGACTTCACGACGGGCGCACCTGACTATGTCGAGATCGATGTCGAACTGCTCGAGCGAAGAACGAAGCGACTTGGCTCGCAGACGATCCGCCGGCTTGGGTTTATCCGGGTGGCAGCATGATCGTCCCGTCGATTCTCAGCGTGTACCGGTTTTGCCAGGCGTACGCCGCGCCCGATGGGCGGAAGTTCCTGACGGACATCCAGCCGTTCTTGTTCGAGTCACTCGACGACACGACGGAGCATGTAGTCGTGGGCAAGCAGCGAATTGAGGACGTCGCGGCGATCCACTACCAAGCGTACGGCGAAGAGGCGTACTTGCTCTGGCATGTGCTCGCTGCGTTCCAACCAGAACCGATTCTCGATCCGACGGTGCCTCTCACTCCTGGCACGAAGCTGTTCATCCCCTCGTTGCGCGTCATCGAAGAACGCGTGTTCAGCGAGGAACGACGACTGGACTACGAGGGCGGCTGATGGCGCTGTTTGACATCACGACTCCGCTTGTGTTTCTGCGTGTGCAAGCTCCTGGACAAACGAAGGCGGTTCCGCTCGATCTGAATTTCGTTCTCGAAGGACAGATCAGCTCGCGGCTGCGCTCCTTCACATTCACCGACAGTGAGAAGGGATCAAACAAGGTCGCCATGACTTTGTGGAATCGGGATCTGCGATTCATCGACGATCCAGCATTCGATGAAGGGAACAAGCTTGTCGTTGCTTGGGGATACGCGGGCTATCTGAGCGACCAAAACGAGATGATCGTGACTGCATGTATCCCTGGATTCGAGCTCAAGGTGGAGGCCGAAGGGGAGGGCGTTCTCGCGAACAAAGAAAAACGGACCGATCTTTGGAGGGGCTTGCGATGGTCACAGATCATCGAGCGCATTGCGGACCGAAATGGCTATGGCGCTGCGCTACGCACCATCGACGACGCTGGTTCTGCGCCGGCTGAAGTCCCGCAAAATGGCAAAACTGACGCTGAGTTTTGCAAGTGGATCGCAAAACAAGTCGGGTTCCAATTCTGGATTGATCAACGTGGATTGTTCTTCGGTGCGCGCAAGCTCGACCAGCCCAGCAAACGCACGTTCACGCTGGGTGTCGAAGGCCCGGACGGACTCCTCGACTTTCCACAGTTCGAGAAAGCGCCACGAAACAACCCTGGCAAAGTCAAACTGCAAGGCGTCGACACGCAGACAAAGAAGCCGTTCGAGGTCACAGCTGACGACAAAAGCACCAAGGGCAGACCTGGTTTGTCGTCGATCCTCGAACTGATTGATCCTGTCTCTGGTGCGTCGTCGCTCCGTGAGACAGCAGCAGCCCCTGACGTCATCGTGCCGACGAGTGCACAGACGAAGCAGGAAGCGCAGAAACGCGCGGACGGTCTCTACAAACTCGCGCAAACGACACCACGCAAGTGCACCGCGCAAGCGTACGGAGATCCGAAGCTAGCTGCGAAGAGCGTCGTCACGCTATCGAACCTTGGTCAGCGATTGTCCGGGAACTACTACGTCGCAGAGATCGTTCACACGATCGGGCCAGGAGGTTACA